TCGCCGCATTCGGCAACGAACAGCCGCAGATCATGGCCCGCGCGATGGCTCGCGCATCCTGGCGCGCGAACGTCCGCGCCTGCATTACCTGAGGTCTTCAGATGCCCAATTCGTTCAAGAAGGTGATCGACAGGCTCGAATGGGTCCAGTCGTCGCCGTCGCCAAACGCGCACGCTGCCGGTACGATGATGTGCTGCGACATGCGGAGCGACGTTTCGCGTCATCCGTTCGTCCAGAACCTCATCAGCACGACCGTGCTGAACCGATACAACATCGTCACGAAAGCGTGGCAGTTGACTGTCAACCCCGGCGTCGCTGGTGTTGCGGCTGGCGCGGCAATGGCATTTGTTCCCAGCTTCGCCGCTGTCGGCACCATCGCCGCTGGAGCGACCACGACATCGTTCACGCTCTCGACCGCGCTCGGCACGGCTGTCGGCTTGAACATGCTCGCGAACCGTGGCGGCTCGGGAGACTACGGATTCAAGATTCGCATCACCGACACCACGGCGGGCAAGGTCGAGGAACGCTTCATCGTCGGCAACACCGCTGGCACGACGCCGACGATCACCGTGGACAATGCGTTCACGTTCACGCCCGCGAGCGGCGCGCGATACGAGCTTCTGTCGGGCCGCTTCATCATGCTGTCGAGCGGCGCGCTCGCGGCGGCGTCCTGGCGCAGCTACGAGGTAGCCACGAACACGTTCGCGAACCTGACGACGACCAATCTGGCCGCAACTATCGGCACCGATAGCGCGCTGCTCGTCATGGACGAGCAGTACACGCCCCACGACTGCGAGCCCGGCGAGGGCATGATTAAGGGCACGTTCACCTACGACACGAACCTCGTGTCGAGGAAAGCGTTGACCGCTACAGCCTCTGCTGCATCGACGCTGACTGGGCAGGCTACCGGAGGAGATGCGGTCGTCGCGGCGAACGAATACCGCAACTTCCAGATCCGCATCGTGCAGGATACGGTGACCCCCGCAGCGGTCGGGCAACGGCGCATCATCGCTTCCCACACGGCTGGTGCAAGCCCGGTCTACACGCTTGGCACCGCTTGGACTACGCAGCCGTCTTCGTCCGCGAAATACGTCATCGAGCAGCCCAACCTGATCGTGCTGCGGACCAGCGGCAACACGACGACCTACACCTACAACTACACCGATGCGACCATCAACAACGGCACGAACAGCATCACGGCGAATGCGTGGTCCACGGCGTATTTCGCCGCTGGTCCTGCTGCGAATGCGGCGGGGTGCTTGTGGGCTCCATCGTTCGGCATCCAGCCCGATCCCGCGCGCAACGCTCGCCACAGCTTCAACTACTTCTTTCGTGGCGGCGCAGTGACGCTCGATGTCCTCGACATCGCGAACACGATCACCGGCACATGGACGGGTGCGATCACCTACGACGGCGCGCAGAACGCAACGGGCGCGGGCACGACTGGATGCTATGCGCCATACGGGAGCGAAGGCCGGTTCACCTATATGAACATCTACGTCGCCTCGCAGGTGAACCAGATCTACCGGTTTGACGCTAAGAACCGAGTGCTTTCGCCGCATGTTTCGACCGACTTCTTGCAGTCTGGCGGTGCCGCAATCGGTCAGCGCATGGCGGCTTTCGCCGCGATTGACGGGTCTGACAAGTACGACGTGATCCTGCTCCAGTCGCATCTCTCTACGGTCACGCAGGAATTGGTGGTCCTGTTCTGATGTCCATCGATGATCTGATCCATCTCGCGCAGAACCGCCTTTCCACGCTCAACTCTGCACGGGCGACGGCTGACCGCAACGGCGACGCGGAGCGCGTCGGCGTGCTCGATGACGAGATCGCCGAGACCGAGGCAACGCTCGAAATCCTGCGAGGCATCTCATGACGCTCGCCGACCGCCTCGCCCAGCCCGACCTCGCGGACCTGCCAGATTGGGCGGCTGCGGCCGCGCTCAACGAGCCCGACCCGACGCTCCCGGCGGTCGAGACCTGGGAGAAAACGCAGCTCGGTATCGGCTCGATCCTCGATGCGCTTGGGCCGACCGCCGGCGCGACGTTCCTCGACGCCCTGGAGGTGCTGGCCGAGACGACGCCGGTGGTGCGGTGGGGCCTCGAACTGATCCGGGGCTCCGGCCTCGACCTGTCGCGGCCATCGGCCCGCGCGCAGCTCGAGGTGCTGGTCGCCGGTCGGATCCTTCAGCCCGCCGAGGGCGAGGCGCTGCTGGCGCTCTCGCGGCGCACCCGGCATCCGTCGTGGGCCGAGGCGCACGGTGTGACGGTTGACGCGCGGGCGGTTGGCCTGGCGCGGGGAGGTCGGTGATGCCCTCGATTCAGTACACCACGCCGAGGACGCGATCCTCCAACATCCTCTCGACCGTTGCCAATTCGCTGGCGAACGGCTCGGAGTCGTCGGTCGTCACCTACGACAACTCCACGAACAAAGACCCGTATGCGATCCTGACCCTCAAGCTCGGCTCGATCACGCCTTCGACCGGCGGCTCTGTCTCGATCCGCGTAACCATCAACGACGGCACAGACACCTCCGACAAGATCGGCGGCGAGATCGTCCAGTTTGCGCTGACCTCTGGCGCATCTGCAAAGGTCGGCATCCAGAAGGCCAACCTGCCGCCGTTCTCGCTGCGCTTGAGCATCATCAACAACAGCGGCGTGACGCTCGCGGCGTCTGGAAACGAACTCTACGTCCGGTCATGGTCTGAAGAGACGGTCTGATGCCGCGCGGGCTCTCGGACTACGACAGCGCGGTCATCCAGGGGCGGCTGTGGACGCCGGAGGTGTTGCCCTGGCTTTCTTGGCATGACTTCAGCGATCTCTCGACAGTTGGCGCAGATGGCAGCGGAATAAATATCATCCGCGACAAAAGCGGGAATGGCAGAGACTTCTCGCAGTCAACAAACGCCTATAAGCCAGCGCCGCAAGAGCAGCCGACCGGAAAATGGGCAGGCAATTTTACCGCATCTGGTGGAAAGGTTTTGGCGTCCGCTAGCAATTGGGCGACTGGGGTAAAGACCATCGTCTGTTGTTACAGGTCCAGCGGCATTCCAGCATCTGGCCTCGCCACGGTTTGTTCGTACCGGGACACGTCGGTGTCAAGATTTGCTGATTTTGGATTGATTAATCCAGCAGTGCTTCCAGGATACCAGCCGCGCACTTTTGGAGACGGAATCCAGATCAATCCGACGACGCTAGTCATGCGTGGCATTGCGGATGCAACGACCACGAACCCAGAAATATTCATCTGGACATTTGACGGCGTGTCCAACACTGCGAACAGCAGCTATCAAGCCCGGCTAAATGGGCAAGCGAGAACAGTTATCGCAAGCGACGTGTTTGCAAGGCAAGCCGGGACAAATCTTTCCTCTATCGGCGCTCGGGCAGATAGCACATCTGCGCCAATCCAATCGTTCGATTTTCTAGGCGAGCAATACGAGCACGCAGTCATTGGCAGCGTTTTGTCCCTTGGCGATTTGCAGCGCGTCGAGGGCTACCTCTCCTGGAAGTGGGGCATCCGCCTCGCCGCTGACCATCCATACGCCAACCGCCCCCCGCTGATCGGAGACTGAGCCATGCTGCGCGTCAGGACGCCAGGATCGGCGCTGTTCGCGCAGCAGGCGGCGGCGAAGCCGATCAGCGGCCTCTCGTTCCTGTTCTCGCCGCTGCTGGGGCACAGCGCGGCGGCTGGATCGGCGGGCGCAGTCCCGGCGGCGGGCACCGCAACCGTCTCGGCGGTCGGATCGTCAATCGCGGCGGCTGACCCGGTCGCGGCGGCAGGCTCTGCCACGGTCTCGGCAGTCGGCTCGACCGCAGGCTCGGTGCAGGCTGCGGATCCGATCGCGGCGGCAGGCTCTGCCACGGTATCCAGCGTCGGCGCGTCCACCGCCGCCTCGACAGCGACCGCTGCGGCGGGCGTCGCGACCGTGTCGGGCGTCGGCTCGACCGGCGGCAACGTGCAATCGGCCGACCCGGTCGCGGCGGCAGGCGTAGCCACGGTCTCGGCGGTCGGGGCGGCCATCGCCGCTGCGTCTGCGACCGCAGCTGCTGGCGCGGCCACGGTCTCGGCCACGGCCACCGGCCTCGCACCCGCCACCGCCACGGCGGCGGCAGGCGCGGCCGCAGTCTCGGCGGCTGGTTCGGCAATCGTCGCCACGACGGCCACGGCGGCCGCAGGAGATGCCACGGTATCTGGCACCGGCTCGGCCACGGCTGCTGCTACAGCAGTCCCGGCCGCTGGTCTGGCGATTGTGGAAGGCCAGGGCGACATCGGCGGCACATTCAACCCGGCCCCGAGCCGGATCGTGGCGTCGGTCGCGCCAGGACGAATCGGTCGCAGCGTTTCGACATCTCGTCGCCCGCTCTCGAAAGATGCCGGGCGCATAGCCCGCAGCGCGTGAGGTTCCAGCATGATCCAGTGGCCCGACAAGGACGCCGATGAGGTCGTCAGGTACGGCATCGACTTCGCCGACCGGCTCGACAGCGGCGTGACGCTGACTGCCGTCACGTGGAGCCACACACCCGCCGGCATCACACACACCAGCCCATCGGTGAGCGGATCGGTAGCGAGCGTGCGGATCAGCGGCGGCACGACGGGCAAAGGCTTCGTTTTCACTGCGCAGGTGACGACCAGCGACTCTCAGACGCTTGAGGAAAGCGCCGTCTTCCACATTCGGAGCCGCTGACATGGCCGCTGAGACGCCGACCGTCGAGCCAACCACGATCATCGCGGGCGATACGCTGCGATGGCAGGTCACGCTGAACGATTATCTGGCGACCGATGGCTGGACGCTCAACTACGCGCTCCGCAACACAACGAACCATTACGACGTCGTTAGCACCCCCAGCGGCGCGGACCACCTGATCGAAGTCACCGCCAGCGACACGGCGAGATGGGCACCCGGAGTCTACAACTGGACCGCCTACGTCGAGAGCGCGTCCGAGAGGTTCACGGTCAAGCGCGGCACGTTCACCGTCACCGCCGATCCCGCCAACCCGGTGCCGCAGGAATTCCGCACGCAGGCCGCGAAGGCGGTGGACGACCTCAAGACCGCGCTCGCCACGTTCAAGGCGACCGGCGGCCGGGTGAAGCGGTACAGCATCGCTGGCCGCGACATCGAGTTCGAAAGCCTCGGCGAAATGATGAAGCTGCTGTCGATGTGGCAGCGCGAACTCGCCAACGAGGAAGCCGCCGCGCGGCTGAACACCGGCAGGGCATCGCCGCTGCTGCTCCAAGTTCGTCTGTAAAGGGACCGCCGCATGGAACTCAACCCGCTGAAGTGGTTTCGAGCGGGCGGGAAGCCCGCGTCCGCGCCGCGCCGCATGGTGCGGCAGCAATCGGCGGGCTTTGCTGGCGCGGCGGTCAACCGGCTGACGCAGTCGCTCGCCACTTGGAGCGGCTCCGCGAACAGCGACGCCGAGAACGGTCTGGCGATCCTGCGCGCCCGCGCGCGGGCGCTCTGCAATAACCACGAGTATGCGCGCCGCT